CGCATTTCACGCTACCGTACGCTGAGATTTAGTATGAAGACGATATAATATTTCAATAAGTACAATACCTGAGTTAACCCAGTCTATGGAATAATTACCAACCCGATTAAGGGCTGTTAATCTTAACCATGCTTCAATGGTAGGTGAAGGCAGGGCACCCCAAGGACTCTTCAACACAATTATCATATTCCGAGCTTTTTTTGGTAGTGATTTAAAAGATCCTTCTAATAGGGACAGAGTTTTATGTCTATACCCCATTAGAGTTAATAAATCAGCAACTCTAATTGATCTCTTTCTAGGTCAGTTAGACATCACTGAAAAATTAATTTTAGAAACTAATAATTCACCAACAGAAACAGGAGAACAATTACCCCTTTGGGTCACAAATCTTTTGGCGAATTCTAATGAACCCGCCTTAGATAATAATGACTTACTTAGGTTCACTTGAACCCCAAGCTCAGAACAGATTTTTAGGTATTCATCGACCACCACTTTATGTCGTGATGCCGAATCGTCCCCTAGTACAGCATATTCTCGGAACCATTTTGAAGGAGGGATAAAACCACTCCTTCAAGCAGCTCATTGCCATAAGAAATGGTGAGTTATTGCAAGCATACCCCATGAGGACAATGCACCCATAGGTTGCCCAACCGCATAGCGGTAAGGAGTGTAGCCTTTTCAGTAGTCTCTCCCAATAAGGGTATCAGCTCAAGCTTGAGCCCACGAAGGGCCAAAGCGTCAAGATAGAATATGTTTTTGGAGTAAGATCGGTAAACGATCTGTCGCCGCAGACATATCACAAGAACCTATAAATTTATCTTTAGATCTTCTAGAAAGATCCATCAATAAATCTATTGGTTTATCTTGATTGAACGTACCATCTTGAGGGATCCTACGGAGAATATTGAAGATCCATAAATGAACAGGTTTTAAGGCCCATTGAGTTATAGGATCAACAATAGCAATAATACGGATTTTACCTGCTGCTTCAAAAAGGGCTGCAAAACGACCTAATACGGAATCATAAAGACCCATACTAGGTGGTTTAAAACTATCAGGAATGAATTTATTAGTGACTTGGGGGACAGCAGAACCTATAAGTCTAGAAGCTTGTAGGTGCGATCCAGAAAGTCCAGATAAAATTCTAAACAAATCAGGATAAGTAGATTTACAAATAATAAGTAAACCCTTAAGAAAATTTGACTTCCGTCTAATCTCAGAGAAGATCATAGAACCTTGGGTAACGGAGAAAGCCATTGCCCGAAGAGCATGAGCTGCTCTGATTACTGCTACATAGGAGGTACCCTTAAGGGCATCCTTCTCTGAAACAGCAACAGACACTTTATTTGTCAAAAAAGGGGTTCCAGCTGGGAGAGGATCATAAACTTTATGCGTCATTGATTGTAAATGGTTCCAGAAATAATGGATATAATCCATCACATCGGGAGTAGGAATTCAACCTACACCAGGTTCAGTAACAGTACTGAAACTAATAGGTCCATATGAAGAATCAAGATAGCGATAAATATTAAATAAACTCAACCAGAAAGTGATACACTTAGTATCCCCCTTTCTTATTCTTTTCCTCTCGAGCTGAGGAATCAAACGAGGTAAACCCTTTCTTGTGGTTTTAACACCGATTTTCCCGATCGAATGACCGGAAAAAGTGGTGTTATTCCTTGCTACATATTGTTGTAGAAGAATGGAACACGTTTTGAGATATTTGACAAGGTGGCCTATACCAGACAACCTTGA